AGGCTGTCACCACCACGCGTGACACTGGCCCATCGACGGCCGTTGACCCTGGTCTGACCACTGGAGTCGGAACCGCGTCTGACATCTCCATTTCAACTGACGTGATCTCCGCGGCTAGTGATGTTTGCTTCAAGGACATCACCTGCTCAATCACCAACAACATGACCACCGAAGATTGCCTTGGCACCTTGGGCGCGAGCTTCGTCAATGCGGGCCTGTTCGAGGTCAACATTGAAGGGCAGATGTTGTTCACCAAGAAAGAGATCACCAACGCAATCCGTAACAACACGACCGTCACCGCGGCCGTCACGTTAAAAAACGAAGAGGGCGCTGCGATCCTCGACTTCCCGGCCATGACCTTTAGCGGAGGAGACAAGGAGTTTCCTGTTGACGCCTCCGTTTTGGTCAACATCACCGGCCAATCGTTTACTGACCCCACGTTGGGGCATGACGTTGGTATCAGCCTCTTCCCGGCTGTTCCCTACTAGTTCTAGCTGACACTCCCTACCACCGATAGGAAAAATGTTTGATCACCTCAAGTCCCTCGAAGTCGAGGGCAAGCCCAAGTGGCTAGCTATCCCCCAGGTCAACGACGATGCGCGTCTTAAGCTCATCTCCGCTGCGTCTGACGTAAACAAGCCGTATCAAAATGGCATGTTGAAGTTAGCCGGTTCCCGCACCCGCGCTACTACGAAGAAGGGTGTCATCACCCGTGGTAGTGAAATGGAAGCCCAAGACGACGACCGCCTACTTTACCCCAAATACGTGGTAGTAGGGTGGGAGGGCATCTTGGACACGGACGGCAACGAAGTAGGGTTTAACCAAGAAAACTGCGCCGAGTTCTTCGCCATGTTGCCGGGTTGGATCTTCGACCGGGTCCGCATCTTTGCGATTTCCCCAGAAAACTTCGTGGACCCGACTGGTGTCCTACCCAGGGTCATTGTCGAAGTCCTATCGGGAAACTCCGAAAGCGGCTCCTCTGGGAGCTAAGGGTTCTCAAGGACGGTTGGGCAACCGACCAGTATTCTAAGAACACGGGTGGCCGCGAACTAGACCTTGGTGATTGTCCCGAACCACATAGGGGGGATGATTTTTATATCAGGGCATTCTGGGAGTTACACTCCGACAGGAAGTTCTCGGGAGCCCCGCTCCCTTGGTCTTCGATCATGGATTTCTCCAAAAGAGAGGGTTTTGATCTGCAGATGACCAGCGTTTTCCTAGAAACGATGCGTGAGCTTGACGAAGCCTACGCGAGTTATAAGAAATGACCGACTTCTTCGTTAAAGTGAAAGTTGACCCGTCCGGCGTCCAAGTCGGCGTCCGGGTTGTGGAGAAGCAGTTAGCTCGTGTGGAGCGTCGGGCCAAGGGGTTGCAATCTGCTCTTGGCCAGTTGTTCGTGGGTTTCAGCCTCGCCCGTGGTCTCCGGGAAGCGGTCGCCACAGCTGACGCCTATCAGTTGATCGAAAACCGGTTGAGGGCCGTTACCGACGCCGGAACTGATGTGGCCGAGATCCAACAACGGTTGACCGAGGTGTCCAACCGATCACGTTCCACGTTTAAGGCTACAGCTGACCTTTACACGCGCTTGGTCGTGTCGTCAAAGGAGTTAGGTCGCACCCAGGGTGAACTGATCCAGTTCACGGAACGACTCAACAAGGCAATCATCCTCTCGGGCGCGTCGTCCAGAGAAGCCACCAACGCTACCATCCAGTTGTCACAGGGTTTGGCTTCTGGCGCCCTACGCGGCGACGAGTTGCGGTCGGTGTTGGAACAGTTGCCAGCCGTGGCGGACGTCATCGCACGTGGACTAGGGGTCACGCGTGGCGAGTTGCGCAAACTTGGCGAACAAGGCAAAATCACGGGCACAGCCATCTTGGATGCGTTCGAAAAGCTGGGGCCAGAAATCGAAGAACGTTTTGGCAGAACTATCCCCACCTTGGGCCAGTCCTTCGTTGTTCTTGGTAACAACGTTGGGGAGTTCCTGGACATGGTGAACGACGCTACGGGCGTTTTGCCCGCATTGTCACAAGGTGTTCTTAGGTTCGCGGAAGCAGTAAAACTAGCGGGTGAAGCTGTTAACGGGTTCCGCGGCCGGGTAGAAGAGGCCCAAAAAGAAGCAGTCAAGTTTAACAGTGTTGGCGCTGCCATCAACTCCGTTAACAAGGAGCTACGCGCTCTAGAAGACAGAAAGGTCATTGGTGATGGTGTAGCCGATCGTATTAAAGATCTAAAGGCCCAACTGGTGGATTTCCAGAACAGTGCCAAGCAAACCACCACGGGAACCACGAGCGCGGACCGACAAAAAGCCATTACGGAACGATCCCTGTTGGCCGCTGGTTTGGCCGCAGAAAAGAAGGTTTTGCAGGAAATCAAGGGTCCTCAAGAAAACTACAGGATCAAGCTGGTCGCGCTTAACTCGTTGTTGGAACAAGGTAAGATCTCCCAATCGGAGTATGCTGCAGCCCTGGCCAAAACTGAAGCCGCGTTAAAGAAGTCGTTTGGCGCGGACACGTCTAAGGCTTTTGAAACCCAGATCGAAAACATTTCACGGGCGAACAACCTGTTGCAAGTTCGTTTGGCTTTTGGTGAGGCGTCCAGCGAAGCGCTAGCCGTGGAACAGGGCCTTAACGAAAAGGGCATCTCGATCACCGAAAAACAGAAGGAACAGCTTGTGCAGCTGTTTACTGTTAAGAAGGATTTGGAAGACGTAGAAACCCGTAGGGCCACAGCGGCTTCCAACCTGTTGCAGATTCAACAAAAAGAAGAGCGACAAACTGAGCGTCTGGTTCAACAACTGAGTGTAACCGGGCAGCTAGCCGAGGAAACGGAGCGTCTAACTGCGATTTACCAAGAACACCCCGAGTTGTTCGACCAGATCAACCAGCGACTAGCGGATCTGCAGCTGCGTGGCCTAGAGGCTTCAACCGCTTTGGGGGATGGCTTCAAGCGTGCGTTCCTTAAGATTTCCAACGAGGCGGAAGATCTGGCCGCGGTTGGCGAAAAGGTGGTCAACGCGTTCGCCAACAACGCCACCAATGCCTTGGTTGAGTTCGCAGAAACCGGTAAACTAAAATTCAAGGATTTGACCCGGTCGATCCTCAGTGACATCACCCAAATTATTGCTCGACTCCTCGTCGTCCAAGCCATTAAAGCTATCGGTGGCGGCCTTGGCTTTGGCGGCGCGGAGTCTTTACCTGCAAGGGCGAAGGGTGGCCCGGTCACGGCTAACCGTTCATTCCTTGTCGGAGAAAAGGGGCCAGAACGGTTTACCCCCACTTCGTCGGGCAACATCACGCCAAACGACAAAATGGGACAATCAGCGGCGCCGGTCATCCAGGTCATCAACATCGATGACCCGTCCAAGATTCCTGAAGCCATCAACGATGGTGAAGCGGACGAGGCTATCATCAACATGATAACTCGTAAGAAGAGTGTGATTCAACGCCTACTACAAAACTAACATGGCTTTTCAACGCGGGACTACCGCATCAAGCGGCGGGTGCCATGAGGCCCTGACCGATTTGGTCGCCATGGCGACTTCCAAGCACGTGTCCGTGGCTGGTCTTAACGCTGCTGGCACGGGTTACGTGGTAGGTGAAATCATGACGATTACCCACGCTACTGCCAGACACGACTTTACAGCCGAGGTCCTGACGATCACAGGAGGGGGTGGAACAGGCCCAGTGGGAACGTTGGCGATCCGGGATGCAGGTGCGTTTGCCAACCGGGTGACCGGGGTGGCAATCAACGCGGCCGGAACTGGCTACGCCACGGACGACGTCGTGCGCATCGTCGACGGGACGTTCACTGAGTTTGCCAAAATCAAGGTGGACAGCCACTCTGGCGGCGTCCCCGCGACGATCTCGGTTTTCGAAACTGGTGGATCTTACACGGCTGACCCCACGTTGACTGCTAGCACTACAAACAACGATATTGGCGAAGGAAGTGGCACGGGTCTCACGGTAGACGTAACAATGACCGCTATCGTGGGGACCACTGGGATCGCCACTACCTCTAGCGCGTCCGGCACGGGTTGCACCCTTGACTTGACTCTGACCGCCACGGGCATGAGTTGCGTTAGCCCTTCACAAAACCAAAACAACTTCAGCGTTAATTCAATCACGAACGAAAAGGAGGTGATCCTACTAGGCACGGTCGCGGGCGGCGATGCTCCTTACATCGGCGTCCGCACTTATACCCAAACTAGCGGCGGAAGCACCCGTTATGGTTGGATCTTGGTGGGCATGGACAGCTACAACCCGTCGTTGTCTTTCAGCGCACAGGCTAACGTTGGCCCCGAGGCCACAGTGGGGACCGGGGGCGGGTGTTACTTCTTGATGTTTGACAACGCTCAAGATTGGTGGTTGTCCGTTAACGGTCGTCGTTGGGAAATGTCGGTCAAAGCCGTCGGCGCCTCCACTACCACCTACATGTCAGCGTTCGCTGGTTTGCTCGACCCGTTCGCCACACAGGTGGAAGCGCCATACCCAATGTATGTTAGCGGCACAACGGGCACGGCTAATCGCCCACCCGATGTTGGGGGACAATTCGTCTCCGGGTTAACCGAACTCTATTGCGACCCCATTTCTACCCCACCCGCTTATTTCAGAAGGGCGTCAGACGGGGTTTGGACTTCTGTTTTTAACTCAGCAGCTAACACCGCCTCTAGCCTCAACGTCTTGTTCCCCTTGGGAGAAACCAACGAGGGAGACGTGGCTTCTGCCCAGGACTACCTAGCGGCAGATAGCCGTATGGAAATTCACATGGGTGGCGGTATTGTTTCTGGGTTTATCAACAACGTTAGTCAAGCAAATCAAAGCGCCGCTGAAGTGGTGATTATGCCAACCATTGGGGACAACGACATACTGTTGGTTCCATGTGCTGTCCTTAGCACCCCCGCAGGTGGCGACAACAGTTCTGAGCACCAAATCCGGGGCGAGATTCCCGGTGTCTTTTGGTGCCCCGCCACCGATTCTAGTGGAAACCCCATGGTGGCTGAAGACACTATTGACCAAAGTGGTATCCGCTACTACTTGTTCCAAAACGCGCACCGAACCGAGCGTTATAGTTACTTTGCTATGAGGGCCGACTAATGTCTTACGAAACCTCCACTTTTTCGAGCGTTCAAGATCTCATGAACAGCTTGAGCACGTTCGCAGTCGCCAATGGGTGGACCGAAGACGAAGCTTCCTCTGGGCGTTTGGCTCTGACGCGTAGCACGGTTTCCGTTGCTTTTCGTTGGGACACATCGTCCCCCACGTGCGTTGGGGTTTACCAACACACTACCTGGGTGACGGCCACTGACCCCGGTAGCCACACTGGTGATTCTGGTCAAGGTGTGGTGTCTGGCACCAACGCTACCATCTTGACCGGCAGGCATTGTGGGGTCCCAAACACTGGCGGGTCTTATTGGTTCTTCGAGTCGGACACCTACTTGCACGTTGTAATCGCATATGCCGACCAAAGGTATAACCATTTTGGTTTTGGTCAGATGGTCAAAAGTGGAACGTGGACGGGTGGAGACTACGCCTACGGAACTCTTAACGCACAATCTGGCACGGGGTCCGACAACGCGGTTAACGACGGTTCCACTTACTTGTTAGACGCTAAGTTGGGGGCTCGTGTTGGCGGTGGTGCGCTGTTAGACCAGTGGGCCCCCTCTATGAGCATGGTGGGTGCACCCAACCAGGACGGAGCCGGTGCGTGGGCTTTGGTTTGGGGTGGCGCACAAACAGACATGGCAACTGACCGTGCGGGCAACACCCGTGCTAATTGTCAGGGTGGCTTCCGTGGCGGGCCTACCGCACGAGCCTTCGCTCGCTTCGGGGGCACAGCCCAACAGGGCCTCAACCCGATGTATCCCATTGATTGTTGGTATGACGACCCCAACAACCAACGTTACTACCCCATCGGTTACCAACCGGACGTTCGTGGTATCCGGGTAGAGTTCCTCAGCGGGGGCGACGAAATCATTGTGGGCAGCGACACTTGGGTGGTGTTTCCTACCCGATACAAAGATTCAGTGTCCACCAGTGGCAGCACCCGTAATTCTGGTATTGCTTACAAAAAGGTAACCACTTAGTGACCGCGTTTACTGGAGTAACCAGCTTGCAAACCGTCATATACGACGACACGCAGGGACATTCACTGGCGAGGCAACGTTTTGAGGGGGCTTACGAAGAGCACGCGCCACTCAACCTTTGGGGGTTTGGGTCCCGCATAGCGGCGGGTTCGGGGCATGTGTCAGTTAAAACCCCCACTAGTTATGGCGGGTATCACGCTGCCGAATACACGGTCGGGTTTGATTGGTTTGACAAGGTTCACCTAATCCCCAGGACCGCGTTTGCTTTCGGTATCATAGTGTCACAGGTTACTGACACTTTCGAGATCTTTAGTGCCCACCGTGAAGCAATCAACCATACTGCAGTGGTTAACAACTTTGCCGCTGGTGAAGTAACCATCCCAGACATTGCGTCACCAGTAGTGACGTTGGACGCGTTTACGTCGTTTACAGACGCGTCATCCACACGACTTAACTACGTTGACACCAACATAGTCGTGGCCAAAGATGGGGTGCCCATTTTTAGTGACACCATTGACCTTGTGTTCAGCACGGGCCAAATCGTCCAGCTACGAGTTTCGGGAACAAGGGTGTCAATGGTCACGCCCATCCACGAGGAAACTGTGCAGGAACTGTGGAACTTCGTGTCAGACACAATTGAGTCTACAGATGGTGGGCAACAAGTAATATCTTTAACCGAGAACCCCATTCAGACCCTGGTGCTGCTCTACTTGCTAGATGGTCAAGAAAGGCAGGCCATGCAGGCCATGCTGCACGGCGCCCAGGGTAAGTTGTTGGCCATGCCAGTTTGGACCGAAGAGATTTCGTCGACATCTTTGGTTTCGGCAACCAGCACCTCCATTGCCACCCAGGACACCACAGATGTTGATTTCCGTGTGGGTGGGCTGGCGGCTGTGTTCGACAACGCCGCTAACTTTGATGTCGTGGTCTTGTCCGCGGTTAACACTAACAGCTTAGAATTCACCTCCACACCGCTTATCAACTCCTACTCGTCGGATGTAAGCGTGGTCCCCGTTCGCCTGGGCTACATCATCAATGACCCCGGCAGCATGAAGTATAAGACCGACCTGGAATCGTTCACTCTGGTGTTTCGCGTTTTGGACAACGACACCGGGATGTTCACTGGTAGCACCACCGGGTGGGGCACCTACGATGGTAAGGTCTTGTTGGACGATTGCAACGTCATGAACGGCGAAGGGGTGAGGGACCGATACGTGCGTAGGGTTCACGTCGTAGACAACGGCGTTGGTTCTATCAGCGTTAGCACTGATTGGCCCACCAACTCAAGGACCAGCACCAAGGGGTTCGCCATGCACAACCGCGCTGAAATCATGAAGGTCAAGAAGCTGCTTATGTCGTTGCGTGGTGCACAGGTTTCATTCCGAATCCCCACCTTTCACAACGACATGACGTTGGCAGCCAACATCGTGGCTTCGGCAACCACCGTCGACGTGGTGAACGTTGGGCTTACTCGCTTCTTGGGCGCTGGGTTGGAACCTAAAAAGGTTTTCAGGGTCACGTTCACGGACGGCACCACTCTAGAAAGGGAAATCCAAAGTTCCGCCGAGGTTAGTTCGTCGGTTGAACGGTTGACGATTAACACTTCTTGGCCTGACAGTAGAACCATTGCAGAAGTTACCAGAATTGAGTTTCTGGAACTTAGCAGGTTCGCTTCCGATTCCTTTAGGTTCAACTACTCCCGAATTGGGCGTGCCAACCTTACTTCCCCAACCAAGACCCTGTTGTAATGGTAACCTTTGACACACTAGAATCCTCGTCCGAAAGCAGTAGGCCAGTGGAGGTCTATCGTTTCGACCTGGGAGGCTCCCTGTTGCTATACACGTCCAACCCATCTGATTTGTCGGTTGGTTTGGACGTATACACCAGTGAGGCCATCAAGCGCGGTTCTATTTCTGTTGGCCAGACTGAAAGAAACCGCGTGTTGACCGTGGATGTGCCCATTACTAACGCGTTTGCCGCTAATTACATCGGTATCCCACCGGGTGTAAAGGCAACCGTGGAAATCATCAGGTTGCAAAGGGACGAGTCCCCGGTGTTCGACACCAAAACCACCATTTACGAGGGGACGGTCAAATCCGTGGAGTTCCCCAAGACTGGGGTAGCCCGCATCAACGTCCAAACCATCGAAGCTTTGACTGGTAGGCACATGCCTCAACACACCAGCATGTCGATGTGCAACCACACCCTGTATGGGCCCGGGTGTGGCGTCGACCCCACCAATTTCAGCGTCAACGGCGCGGTGGTCACAGCGGTTACGTCGCAACGCACTCTGACCGTTACCGGGGCAGACGCCAGCAGTTTCAACTTTACCGGTGGTTACGCCAAACTCTCGGGCTCACCTGATTCCAGGTTGATTACCAAACAAGATGGTGACGATATTACGATACTGGTTCCCTTTAAGAACATTGTAAGTGGGACCACCACCGTCGACCTGTTCGCTGGGTGCGATCACCTTTTGGGCGGAGACTGCGCCTTGGTTTTCGACAACATCATTGAGCACGGCGGGTTTAACTGGGTGCCCTCCATCAACATCTTTACTAAGGGCTTGTAATGACTCGTTCCACCGACGACCTAGCAAATTTCAAACTTCCCCACGACCACTTCGCGGGGATGGTGATCAAGTGTATTAACTGGTTGCCCAACAAACTGCACAAGTTAGCGGCCCTGGTGTCCATCACCGGTATCCTGTGGGTGAGCTTGGTTCTCCCTCTTCAAGAGTCTACCATCGAACTAGAGGGTGTGGTCATTCGCCCCCACCATTCGTTTTGGGCTACCCTTATTATGTTCGCCGCCAGTGTCATCGCGAACGAATACCTGGGTCCCAAACCACAAATTGAAGATGCTAGGCCCTCGGGGGATGGTGAGTTCACCTTCCCGACTGCCACTGAGGGCAGGCCCGTGCCGCTGTTGTGGGGACGCGCAAGAGTCGACGGGGCCAACGTTGTCTGGTATGGCGACGTTCGACAAACTCCCCTCAAAAAGAGGATCAAGACCGGTTTGTGGTCGCACACCGAACAAACCGTTGGTTACATGAACTACGCCGCGTTCCAACAGGTTATTTGTCGTGGCCCAAACGTGGTGTTACGCGGAATCTGGATTGCGGATAAGTCCCAGTGGACCGGCAACGTCTCTACTGACACCAGCGTCACCATTTCGGATGGCATCATTTTTAGCGAAGAAGAGGGCGGGTTTGAAGGTGAAGTGGAGTTTTACACCGGCTCCTCTTCCCAGCCGGTTAGCGGGTTCCTGGACACTGTCGGTCGTCAACGGGTAACAGCGGGTGCCACCGTCGGAGCACCACGATACACGGGCACCTGTCACGTCGTGGTAAGGGAAATTGGAGACACCTCCTCTGCCAGGGGGGCTTGGGTGGGGTCCAGCATCAACATCAAAGCCCTGTCGTTCGACGTCCAACGTATCCCGGACCTTTTTCCTGGTCAGTCCTCGGGCCACAACGCCATCGGGAGCGACGGAGACGCTAACCCGGTCAACGTTGCTTACGAGTATCTCACGAACTCGGAATGGGGCATGGGCCGGTCTGCCTCTGAGATTGACACGGGGGCGGGGTCCACGTTTCTCACCGCATCAAACACGATGAGGACCGAGGTTAACGGGTTCTCGATGCTTCTTGACAAGGAGACTGAGGGAGACGAATTCCTCAAGGAACTAGAACGCCATATGGACGGCGTGATCTTTCGCAACCTCCGAACCAAGAAATGGGAAATCAAGTTAGCCCGTGCCGATTACAACATTGACGACCAACCACTACTGGATGAGTCAAATTCTTCGGTTCAGGGATACACCCAGTCCAGTTGGGAAGACACGTCCAATCAGGTTCAAGTTTTATACAGCAAACGTGCAGACGACTACAAGGAGAGTTACGCCCTGGCCCAGGACATGGCCAACGCGCTGTTACAAGGCGGAGGCACTGTCACCACTGGTTTGGTGGCACCGTTGCAGATGCGCTTCCCGGGGTGTAAAAACGCCGCACTGGCTACCAATTTAGCGTGGCGCGAGCTTCGCACCCAAGCTTACCCTATGGCCCGTGCTACCATTGTGGTCGACCGTGACAAATGGGACCTGACCCTTGGCACCGTGGTGGCGTGGACGTCTACTCGTTATGGTTTCGTCAAGTTGCCCATGCGAGTCTCCGCCATCGACTATGGAACCCTAGAAAACAACGGCATTCTGTTAACCCTGGTTCAGGATGTGTTCTACTTTGAAGAACCCTCGTTTGGCGTGCCCCCCAACAGCATTTGGGTGGAACCCGTGGTGGAACTTGTGGCATATCCGGCCGCCGACGAACTCATCATGGAGATTCCTAGGCAAATAATGATCAACGACCCGTCCTTGAGTTTCCTAAACCAATCTGTTTTAAGGCAATTCACTGCCAACAGGGGCCGGTTCTGGGTGGGGGCTGTCAGACAAGGGGCGGAATATCAATACAACATGAAGGTGGATTTTGGTGGCAACGGCTACCAATTCTCCGGCGCGGTCGACGATTTCTTGGAAACCGGAACACTGGTGGCGGCCCTGGTGGCCCAGAACAGCCCGGTAGCCTCGTTCGACATCACTGCCCCACTATCAGTGGACGCCAGAATCAACAACCTGATTTCTAGCGAGCAACTGGGCACACAATTTAGCCATCTAGTTCTAGTCGGTAACGAGATGATGCTAATCACCGGCAGTTCGTGGTCAGGTGGGGTGTTAACGGTCACCAACGTTTATCGCGGGGTGATGGACACCGTTCAAGAGGACCATGCTTTGGGCGCCAAGGTTTGGTTTATGTTCATGGGCGGTTCGCTCGTGCGCGAATACGCGATTACTCAGTGGAACGCTGGTTACACAGTAGCACGGCATTTCACCGACAACGCCGTGTTTGGCCACACCTGGGGCATCAGGTTGCGCATGTCCAACCAAGAAGAAGAGTTCGCGGGGACGGTGGTCACCACGGTGCCATCCGTTACCCAACGAGACATCAAGCCCTACCCTCCGTCAGCACCAGTGTTCAACGGCAACACCTCGGGTTATGGGACTGCGTCCATCGAGGGGACCGGGTCCGTTGCCAACGATTTTGGTATCGACATCAGCTTTTGGCGTCGTAGTCTGCCACTAGACGTCGGTTATGACGAAATTTTGGCCCTATCCGCGGACGACGTGTTGGGAGATTTGGACGCGTCCACCGAATACCAAATGGAACTTAGGTCTGACCCCAGTGGATCCAACGACTTAGTGGGGTCCGTTAGTTCGTGGGCTACTGGTAACACGGCGGTCAACTACACCAGGAACCAATTGTTGGCCTTGGCCAGTATCGACACCCCGTTGCGCCTGACCATCAGAACCCGGTATGATTGGGTTGACCCGCCGTCCGCGTCTCCCAGAAACGACCAAACCAACCTGGAAAGCACCTATGACTTGGTGTATAACTTCGTCCCCACTACTACCTTGGTCGGCACCTATCTTGGTTCGGTTAATGTTAGCCCATCGGAAAGCTTGCCGCACACGGCCGCGGCTACTGGCACCTACACGGTGAACATCGGAGCCTCCCAGGC